TTAAGACTTCCTGGTTTGACACATCGAGCTTCAAGAAGCCTTTGCTTGACAGTGCCACGATCAAGAATGCCACCATAGACGGTGTTTCAGGCTTAGGCGGCAGCGCTTCTGGTGGCGGCTTCGGCAGTTTCCTGGGGCAGCGTGTCACTGGTGCCATTGACAGTATAGGTAATGGTATTGTCACCAACGCATTCAGCAAGCTCTTAGGCTTCGCTGGTGGTGGCATGTACAGCCCAGGCATGGGTGCTGTCCAGGTTGGAGAACAAGGCCGTGAGTTGTTTTTTCCTGGCACTGCCGGATACATCATGAATAGTGCCATGAGCAACATGTGGCTGGCAATGCAGGGCATGGCGGGCGGTAACCCCTGGCTTTCTGGCGGTCATGGTGGCGGCTTCGGTGCCGGTGGTGGCGGCTACTCACCCATGATGCCAGGCGGTGGTCTCGGTGCCGCTCCAGGCTCCGGCAACATTCCGACTGTTTCTTATACCGACTATGCACTGAGTCAGGGCATGGGAATGAGCGCGCTTGCGGACCAAGCCGAAGCAGATTTGAGAAGTGGCAAGCGTCAAGACTATATCCAAGTCAAAAACATCCGCGATCAAGCCAATCTGTTCATGGGCGAAGCGATGAGCCAGCGTGCGACAAGCCGCTTCACTCAGACGAGCTTCCGCGCCGATCAATTGCCGTGGATGAATATCAACACACTGAGCAAGAACTCAGGCGTCGATACGACACAGTGGCTGCCGCAAGGCGTCGGACAATACAACAATGGCCAGCTTTGGGGTGGCTTCCAAGCCTTTGGCAGCGGTGAAGGCAGCGAAGGCGTCGGCGTCGAATCGTGGAGCAATGATCCGCCTCCCGGTATCCAGCAAAGCTCGTTCAATACTTCCCGTGGAAGCGTTTACTACACGCCTGGTGCCGGCGGCTCGATCACACAGATGGCAGCTATGGGTGGTGGCAGATGGGGTTCTGTCGGAATGATGAACGCGCCCAATGCTACGCCATGGAATGCTAATGGTGGCAATGTGCTTGGTGGTCCTGGTGGCGTCATTCCCAATTTGCCGTTTGGTTCCACTGGCAGTTATCAAAGCTTCGGCGGCAACCTGGCTCTTGGTGGCGATCTTGGCTCTTCACGCTCAAGGTCTACCCTAATTCCGCCTGAAAACTATCCTGATTACATGCAAAGAGTGTATGGGCAAGGCAACCCAAATACAACATTGGCGCCGGACATGGTGCCTGGTTTGCTCACAGGAAACGGATCACACACCACCCTTGCTGACATGCTTAAGGGTATGGAATATATGCAAGCTGGGCGTGTAATGCCGGGAAACAGTCTGCCCTTTCATGTCACCGATTCTTTCGATGTCAGATCGAATAACAGCGGCGCCTTTGGTGGTGGTGACTTCGGCGGCTCGGATATGTCGGGCGGTTTGAACCCGCGTTATATGGGTCCATACAGCCCACAGTATTACAACAACGCGATGAACGGCGCCGCCATATTTGGTGGCATGTTGGGATCGATCAAACGCTATGGCAAGGGCGGCAAGTACAAAGGCAAAGAGCCGATCATGGTTGGAGACATGGGCAGTGAAATCCTCTGGCCAGATTCGGCTGGCTCTGTGGTGCCTAACAACAAGATGAAAGAAGCGCTGTCACCGACCGTGAAGATCACCTTGCACAATGAGACAGGCGTGAAAGCAAACTTAACCCAACAAGTGCAGCCTGACGGCTCTGTGAAGATGTATCTAACTGCAATTGAAAACATGATGAGAGATCCAGGCAATAGTATTCACAGAACCATAAAGGATATTGCAAGAGGGAACTAACCCGTGCCTTTCTCATGGCCTGTGACTTTGCCTTCACCATTGCAAAGTAATCTTACTGGCACCCGACAAAATAACAAGATAGTTTCTCAGCCTGAGATCGGCAGACCACGCAGGCGCAAACGCTTTAGCGGTCAGGTCAAATACTATGACTGTGTGATCAAGATCACCAAGGATCTGCTGGATGACTTCTGGACATTTTATGATCAGCTCAGCAGTGGCACTGATTCCTTCACCTGGACCCACCCGATCTATGGCTCTATTCAGGTGCAGTTCAGTGGTGAAGAAGAGCCGACCGAGACGCACAGCAAAGGCAAGCTCTGGACGATCAGCTTTAAGCTGGAGCAACTACCCTGATGAGAACGATCAACGCAGCGGCAATAGCGCTGATCAATAATCCGAACTGCAACAAAGCCTTCATCTGCTTGATCGAGATCTCGCACCCACAGCTGGACACTCTTTATCTGGCTAGAGATTCGGCTGATGTTGTTTCCAACGGGCGCACCTATACGGCTTTTCCGTTTGATATTGATCTGCTCGATGAGTCGCAGAATGAAATCACCGGCAGCAAGCTCAGCCTGGGCTGGGTAGATTCGTCAATCTTAGACCTGGTGCAGAAGGTCAATGAGACACCGGGCACGGTGGCGGCAAAATGGGTAGTTGAAGGCGACACTAATACGGTGCTCTGGCAGATTGATCCACCTTTGATGATCAAGAAGGCAACTGCAACGGTTAAAAAGGCTGACTTCGATCTGGGGCTTCGGTCTCTGGAAGATGAAGAAGTGCCGGTCTATGGCAAGGGTCCGAACACTCACCCAGGACTTTATGCAAACCGATGACCTGGGCTAATGACTATGTTGGCATTCCTTACACTCACCTGGGGCGCACTGCTGAAGGTGCTGATTGCTACGGTCTGATCAGGCTTGCAATGTTGGAGCAATTCAACATCGACATGCCAGCGCTCACCACAGATAGTGCACACACGCCCAGGGCGCTGGCTAAAGAATTCCTTGCACTCAGGCGGGTTTTCACGAAAGTGGAGAACGCCCAGGAGGGTGATCTGATCATCTTCAAAACGCTGGGACAACCTAATCACGTAGGCATCGTAATAGGCATAGATTCTTATTTCCTGCACACAGAGCCGATGAAGAACGCTTGCATTGAAAGCTGGAAGTCTTCGATGTGGCGTCACGTCTTAGACTCTGTTTGGAGGCATAAGAGCAAGTGTCTGCACAAGTAGTAGCGCGAATAAATCCTTTCAAAGAAGCGCTAACCAAGCTGTCAGTTGATGCTGGCACAAAGGTGAGCGAAGTATTGAAGCAGCTCAAGATCTTGAGCATCTTTCACGCGCTCTGCTACGTCAACGGCAACCCTGTTGATCTTGCTTATGAGCTTCAATCTGACGACCTTCTTAATGTGTGCGCTGTTCCCGGTATCAACAACTATTTTCCTCAGCCAAATGCACCGGCCTATTACCAGCCGCAACAGCCGCCTAAGAATCTGGGGCGCTCTCTCCTTGGTGGTGCCATTGGTATTGGTGGCTTATCGGCCGCCTATTTGCTGAGTCGTTTCTCTGGGCAAAGAACAGCTGACAGCAATGCAACAAAGAATGCCAGCGGTCTTTCTGGATATGTCGCACCACCAGAAAGCATCCCGGTATTGCCAGCGATCACAGGTATTTCAAACCAGCTCCAGCGCGGATCGAAGATCCCTTACATCGCTGGTAAGTACCTTATGCGCCCGTCTCATTCTTCAATGCCCTGGACACTGATCGAAGGGCAGGACCAATATATAAATCTAGCTTTTGATGTCGGCTTAGGTCCGAACATTTACACCAATCATCAGATCGGTGACAAGTCTACTGCCACGATGCCTGAGATCACCAACATTGAAGTGGCTCAGACGCTCACGATCTTTCCTTACGATTATGAAGAGCTGCCGATAGGTGAAGCGGTCACCTTTGCTGCACCGATCACGAAGCTGGCACCACAGCTGGCCGACCAGTTAACCATTGTCCTGAGCTTCGATAATGGCTTGTATCACGCTGTGACTTCGACCAACGCCCAGGGGCAGCAGGTCACAAAGTTCAATACTGCTTCGGTCAACGTCAAGATCGAATATCGCAATACTGCTGGTGGTTCTTTCGTAACTCTGGCCAGCGGTCCTGTTGGCACCAACAGCCAGAAGACTTACCGCTTTCCTTGGTCTGTGAATATTTCCAGAGCTGCACTTTATGAAGTCAGAGTCACCCGGCTAGATGCTGACTCCGTAGATCCAACAATAGTAAATGCCTTCTCATGGACATTCCTTCGTGCAACGCGGTTTGAATCCCCTGTAAAGACGTCTTATGACTCCCAGGGTGTTGTTGTGCCAGCCATGCAGGTTGGTCTTCGTATAAAGGCAAGCAACAACGTCAACGGCAACCTTGATGACTATAACGTCACGGTGTCTCACCAGGTCAGCAAGTGGAATGGATCGACCTGGGGCGCTGCTGTCGAAAGCTCCAACCCGGCATGGATCTTTGTGGACATGCTGACCGGTCCTTTCTTTGACAGCAGGGTCTTGAAGAGTGACCTTGATCCTGATGCCTTCAAAGCCTGGGCTGATTATTGTGATGCCCAGGGCTATAGCTTTAATTACATCTTCGACCAGCCAACCACGCTTTCAGATGCACTGAAGATGGTGGCAGCAGCCGGCCGCGCTTCGTTCTGTATCCGTGACGGCAAGTACACGCCAATTGTAGACAAACCTCAGACGATCATTGCCCAGCACTTCAGCCCGGCAAACTCCTGGGACTACACGATCTCCAGAGCGTGGCCCAGGAAGGCAGAAGCAATTGAGGCAACCTTTGCCAACAAGGATCTGAAGTACGAAGAAGATACGCGCCTGGTCTACTGGGATGGCTTCAGCGCTGCCAGTACCAAGTGCTACATTCAGAAGCTGAGCTTGCCGGGCATCGTTGACGCAAACCTGGTCTATAAGTTCTGCCGCTGGCTCATGCGCACCATGAGACTGAGACCGGTGACGCATGAGATCACCACAGACCTTCAGCAGATTTGCTGCAATGTCGGTGACCTGGTGAGGCTCACTCACGATGTACCGCGCCTGGGTATCGGTGAGGGTTACATCAAGACAGTCAACACAGACGGATCAGGCAACATCACATCTGTTGTGCTCGATCAGTCTGTCATCCTGACCGCTGGTAATGTCTATGGTTTGCGTGTTCGTTGCTCTGATGGCAGCAGCTTCTTTAGGCAGATTGTCACCACGGCCGGTGAGCAGACAACGGTGAGCTTCACTATTCCGATCCCGTCAGCCACTTCACCGAAGCCACAGGTTAACGATCACTTTCAGTGCGGTCTCTACGATAACGATTCAGCACCCATGATCGTTGTGTCGATTCAGCACCAGGCAGATCTCTGTGCTCGGATAACCATGCTGGACTACTCGCCAGACATCTACGCCAAAGAGACCGAAGTTGTACCGGCTTACAATCCGAACACCACAGAAAGAAGTCTTTCCAGATTCGTGGTGCCTAAGCCAACATTTATTGGTATCCAGACTAATGAAGCTGTGCTGGCAAAGCTGCCTGATGACTCTCTGATCTCGCAGATTCTGATCACGATGGAACCGCCAAAGGACTACCGGGTAAATGCCTGGGAGAGCCAATACAAGCGCACTGATGAAGCGAACTATGGGCCGATCTCTCATGTGCCTATCGGTCCAGGCTACATCCTAATTTCCAATGTCGAAGATGGGATTGATTACAACATCCAGGTGAGAGCCTTTATCCCTCCTGGTGCTGAGTCTGAATGGACGGATCTGCCGGTCACGACCGTCATAGGTAAACAAACGCCACCACCGAAGCCACTAGGCTTGGTCTATCTTGCAGAGCGGAACCGGATCAGGGCGCTTCTGCCGCCAATGCCTTTGGATTATGCAGGTTTGCGTTGGAAGGCTGCTATAGGCGATGTACGGCAGTGGGATCTGATCACGACTGTTGTTAATCTCGAAAAGACAGGTGAGCTTGACACTTCGCAATTGCCAACCGGGCTGATCACAATAGGCTGCCGCACTGTCGATGTTGCTGGCAACGAAAGCTCGGATACAACCTGGCTGCTGGTTGACCTTCAGCACTGGGTAGCTAACAACATCTATTTAGAGCAGGACTATCACCCGACTTTCCCAGGCATCCTCACCGGTGGCACAGTTTCTAGTGGAGTAATTCAGGCCAACTCCACAGGCGGCAATTACTGGAATGCGGACAGTGACGGATCGCAGTTTTGGAACCAGGCAGACTCTGATCTGTTTTGGGATACTGGCACGGTGCGCTGTGTTTATCAATTCGATTACACGCCCGATTCTTCATTGCTGGGCAAAGACTATAAGATCG